CCCCGCCGAAAGGCCGGGGCCTTGCATGGGCCGTTAGCTCAGTCGGTAGAGCAGAAGACTTTTAATCTTTTGGTCGATGGTTCGAATCCATCACGGCCCACCATATGCACCAAGGGTTTCAGCCCTTCCCCCGCGCTCCGCAAAATATCGACCGCTCCGCAATTCACTTCGTCGGGCTGGTCAGCGCACCGCGGCGCTTCCGGACATAGATCTCTGTCGTGGTCACCGACTGGTGGCCCAGCTGCTGCTGTGCCTGGCGAATGTCGCCGGCCGAATCGGCCTTGTCGGTGCCGGCCTTGGCCCGCAGGTCGCGGAACTGAAATTGGTCCTTCGGTATGCCGGCGCGTTCGCGGGCCTTATCGAAACGGTAACGCAGCGCGTCCTTGCCGATCGGCAGCCAGTCCTCGCCCAGCAGCAGCCGGGTACTGATCGGTGCATCGTCCGGGCGCTTCCTGGACAGCAAGCGGTCGATCAGCACCTTTAGCTCGCCGGTGATGGCGATGCGCATCTGCATCTTCGTCTTGCCCTGGCGCAGCACCAGCACGCCGTCCCTGATGTTGCGCCGGTCCAGCTCGCGCACGTCTGCCGGGCGCTGGCCGGTCAGGTAGGCAAGGTCCATCGCATCTTTCAGCACCTGGTCTGCGGCGTCGTAGACCCGCTGCAGCACGTCGTCCTCCACGTACACGTCGCGGCCGTCTTCCCGGTTGCGGTTCACGCCGGCGCAGGGGTTCGGCAGGTCGGTGTAGCCCTTCTTGCGGCACCAGTTCCAGAGGTGTGACAGCAGCGATTTCTCGCGGTTCGCGCTCACCGGTGCATCGCGGCGCCACTGCAGGTAATTGAACACGTGCGTCGGGCGGATGGCGTCGAGCGGGCCCGGCGGGTCATCGAAGAATTTCAGCAGCGTCTCCAGCTCGCGCAGATTCGCCTTGCGCGTGCCCTCTGCTTTGGTCGGGATTACCTCTATGCGGTAGCGCTCGGCGGCCTGCCGGAACGTCAGCTTCGCGTCGGTCGGGATCGTCGTCGCGCGCTCGAGCTCGGCCCACTTCTGGATGGCCAGGCCGTAATCGCTGCCGAGCGCAGTTTCCTTGCGCGGCTTGCCGCCGTGGTCGTAGTAGTAGTGCACCACGCCGGATTTCTGCTTCCGGGGGCGGAACCGGGGGATAGCCCCCGGCTTTTTCGGCTTCCTTCCCATTACGCTGCTGCCTTGTTCGGTTTCCAGTCGGTCGCCGGCGGCGTCTTCGGCTCCGGCTTGCCCTCGATCGCGGACCACAGCACCACTGGCCACCCGTGGGCGTCCAGATAGTGTCGGATCCCGTTGTTGCGCAGAAACTCAGCCTGTCCCTTGCGCCTCGGCGTGCGGCACAGGGCCTTGATATCGTCCCGCGACAGGTAGGGGCTGTCTGCCATGTTGTCCTCCTTCAGTTCGTGGCCAGCGCAGCGCGGAGCTGCGGCCATGCGGCCTTGTAATCGGCGATGAAATCCGCAGGGAAGCTGGAGCGCCAGCCGCACCGGCAGCGGAACTGCTCGCCGTCCCAAGTGGTGCGGGGCATGCCGGCTGTGCAGCGATCCTCGCCGCAGTACGGCGTGTAGCCCTCACGCGTCAGCAGGTTGTTGCGGACAATGCTGGTCATGCGGCGCACCTCCGCCAGCACCAGCGCAGCCCTGCGCGCGCGGCGCGGCATGCGCGGCTGATCGCCCACAGGGTGGCCAGTCCTGCCAGGAACCCGACCATGGCGAACACGTGGACCATTGCAGCGGTGAGCAGCTGGTCAGCCATTGCTGCCTTCCTTCTGCAGTTGCCGCAGCAGTCGGCACAGCTCAGGCACAGCCCCCGGGCTGATGACGATGTGCCTACCTTCCTGCTCCAGGACGATCATTCCGCCACCATCCACCGATGCTCCGATGGCGACCTCGTTGAAGCCGTTCTCGTCCGTGGGCTGAAACAGGACGTGCGGGTTGTTGAAGAGTTTGGTGATCATTTGCCCACCGCCTTGCCGTCGATCAGGGCCAGCAGTTCGCGCAGCTTGCTCCCGATTTCTACGTGGGTGGCGAAGTCAGCCGAACGAGCGGCGTATGCAACCGCCTCGCGGAACTGCCCCAGGTCCACGGCCTGCGCGGGGGCGGCGTACAGCTTGGTTCCAGCAGGCTGCGGGATGTGCCACTCGACCTCACACCACGGCATGCCACTCGCGTACTTCCCGGAGTGGACCGTGCCCACCGGCTCCCCCACCGGCTGGCGGGCGGCGACTATCAGCTTGCAGTGAACGCAGATGTGGCCGTCCGGGTGCACCTCGAACGTAGTGTGGCGGCACTCGGCGCAGCGCTCAGGCGCATCCTGACCACCCGGGGAGGGCTGGGCGGAGAGGGCGGCGCCCAACACTGCCACGTCTTCCGGATTGCACGGCGGCGGATACGCGGTCAGGTGAGCATGCAGTCGTTTCAGGGCTGCCTGATCCCCCAGCCTCACCCTCCCACCGGGCTGCACATCCGCCAGGGTCTTGTTGTCGGTGGTCATGCTGATGCTCCCTTGTTCGTGCGGCTGTCGTGGCCGCCCTCGACCACCTGGCGGCGGCTGATGGTGGATCGGTCGATGGGGCTGTTGCCGAGGATCTGGACCTTGCCGCCGGCTGCTTCCCAGCGGGCAACGTCGTCGGCGATCTCGGCCCGCTGGCGGTTCTTCTCGGCCTGCGTGGCAAGGTCGAAGGTCGGCTGTACGTGGATGCTGGTCATGCGCCTTCTCCCGTGGCCTTGGCGATGGCAGCGCGCAGTGCGGTGATCGCGTCTGCCACTTGCGTTGGGCCACCCTCGATGGTGTCGATAGTTGAAAGCGCGGCATCCAGCAGATCCGGCGCGGCGGCGATCAGGCGGGCGTTGGCGGAAGCTGGTTCGTCATCACTCCAACAGCCTGACGCACTCCTGCATTCGCCAATCGCAGACTTGTGATTCTTCGTTCCGATGTACCGTCCATGCGCGAACCACGGCCCCGGCGTGTGCTTACTGCTCATGCAATGCTCCTCATAGGCTCGCGGCGCACAGGCCCGTGCCACAGTTGGACGACGTTGTTGATGCGGACCTGCAGCGGATCGGCGCGCAGGGGGCCTCGCGCTTGCCGTTGACCAGCGGGAAGAACCGCAGCGGCAACCGGGCCGCGCACTTCGTGCAGGTCTTCATGGCCGGCCCACCTTCATCAGGCTGGCCCAGGTGAGCGGGTGGGCCCGGCGCTTGATCCGCTCGTATGCGGCGTCGTTGGATATACCCAGGATCTCGGCCACCTGCGCGGTGGTGTAGCGCTTGCCCTCGATGACGTGGGCGTACAGCTGGGCGCGCGCGAGGCCGGCACGGCGCAGACATTTGGCGTGGCTGGGGTAGATCGTCACGTCCATCAAGCCGCCTCCTGGTGGTGGTCACCAGCGCGCAGGGACTGCTCGAACCCGTCGACCATCTGCCGGAACTGCTCCAGGTCGGTGCGCATCTTGGCGATGAACGCCTCGTCGCGGTCGAAGCGGCGCCACCACAGCTGGCGGTTCGCCGAGGCCAGGGCCGGGCAGTACAGCCCGATGTGCCACCACTCGCGGTCGGTCAGCCACATGCAGCCCTGTGCCTGCTCGAACACCTCGCTCGCATCGTCATCGATGTGGAAGGCGCGCAGTTTCTCCGGGTTGATGAACGCCTTGTACTCGCTGCCGCCGTCCTCGCCGATAAAGCCGTCGGCCGAGCAGCCGTAGTTGCCGCAGTCGCTCAGGACGAACCCGGCGCGCTTCACCAGCAGGCCGGACTGCACCTCATGCTCGGCGCGGGCAAACGGCTCCAGTTCGTGGCCGCGGCGCATGGCGTAGGTCTCGAACCCCTCGTCCAGCGGCTGACCGCTGATGCGCTCGACGGCCAGGCGGAAGGCGTAGTTCTTCGACGCCTCACTGAAGTCGCCAATGGGCTCACCGGCCAGCGCCTTCTCGATCACCGCCGACTTCGGCACGACCTTGTAGCTGGCCGCCTCGGCAGCAGCCTTGGGCGCCATGCCGGCCAGCACCGAATCCACGTAGGCGCGCTGCTGGTCGGTCAGCTCGCCCACACGCGAGCGCGCAGTGGCGAACATGCTGGCGGTGATGACGCCGGCACGTGCGTTGTGCCACGCGTCGCTGCCCTGGTCGCAGTGGATCAGCCTCACGGGGCGATCTCCTCTGCCTCAGCGCGCTCAGCCTCAGCCTTCAGCGTCTCGTGGCCCGACTGGCCGATCATCTTGCGCTGATCGGGGCTCAACTTGCCCCACGCGTCGGCATAGGCGTCCAGACCGGCCGTCGCAATCTCCTGGAGGCTCGCGTACAGCGCCTGGCGCTCGGGCGTGTCCTCCGGCTCGGCTGGCAGCTGACGGGTGTTGCTGGCCGGCGCTCGTTCGGCGCGTACAACCTCGCCTTCGATGATGCGCTCGGCCTCGTCCTGCTCGTAGATGCCGACGAACCCGAATGCCAGGCGCGCGCACTGGATCATCGCCTTGTGGCGCAGCATGCGGCGCGGATGGGACTGCCACGGGCCAGCGTTGGAGCGGCGGCACTCGGCCATGTACTCGGTCACGCGCACCGGGCGGCTACGGTCCTTGCGGTAGATCGAACAGGTGCAGCTCTGCTCGTCCTGTTCGAAGTCCATGCCGTCGAACTGAGCGTGCGAGTTGATGATGCGCGACCAGCCGTCGACGCCGACCACCGGCACGATGCCGTTGTTCTTGTCCGGGAACGCGTAGATTTCCTTGGTCCACGGGTTCAGGCCGTACTGGTTCGCCACCACCAGCAGGGCCGTCATCTGCGCGTCGGAGACCTGGCCCTTGAAGGCGGTGGCCTTCAGTACGGCGACAAGCTCCTGCGCGTCGGCGGCGCCCATGTTCAGGGACGTGGCGAGGCTCTTGGTTTGCGAGAGAACGAGGTTGCTCATGGCTGCTCTGCTGGTAGGTTGAATGGGTGCCGGCGTCGTGGAATCACGGCCGGCGCGGGGCCCGTGAGGGCGGGGGAATGCGTTACGCGGCCAGGTCTTCCTGCTGCGCAGGAGCGCTGGGCGGCGTGAGGGTCAGGCGCACATCACCGCGGCGCCATGCAGAGATCAGCTCGGCGTCTTCGTTCTCGTCCAGCAGCACCGAGACGGTGAAGCCCATGGCCACGCTGCCGCCTTCGAGCGGCTTCCAGGTGATCTTTTTCACCTTGGCATCGGCGAAAAACACCGGCTCGATGTGGTCCATCAGGGAGCCGATGTTCAGCTCGTAGCCTTCGAACTTGCCGGTGATGTCCTGCTCGCCCAGCAGCGGCAGGTTCAGCGCCACCAGGTCGGTGCTGCCTTCCATCGGCAGCGACTGCTGCTGGCCCTTCTCGGCCTTCTTCCAGAACGCGCGGACGATGTTCGGGTCGATCGTGTCGAGGATCGTGTTCTGGGCGGTCAGGGTGAACTTCAGGTCGGCAGCGGCTGCATCTTCATCGCCGTGCTTTTCCTTCCGCAGGTTCAGATGCGAGAACACCGCATCGTGTTGATCGAGTTGGAACATCGGTGGTGCCTCTCGTAGGAGCCGGCCGCGCCGGCGGGAAGGGGAGCGGTCAGCCGCGCACGCTGCTGGTGGTCACCCAGCGCTGCGGGTTTGCGACGCGGTCGGCATGTGCCTGCACGATCTCGGCGATGCGCAGAGGCACGACGACCGCGGCGACCAGGGCAAGAACGGCCCAGCCGATGCGGCAGCGGAGGCTCATTGCTCACCGCCTGTCGCCTTCGCGATATTGGGAGGCGCGATCGTCAGCAGGTCCTCCAGACTCCTGCCCACATCGCCGCTTATATGCAGCGCCAACAGTTCTTCATGCAGCTTGGTGAGCGCCTCCAGTAGATCCGGCGCAGCAGCGATCAGCCGCGCGTTGGCCTGGGCTTGCTCCCGCCCGTAGTACCCGGTGCAGCTCGCGACCAGAAAGTTGTCGTTGACGGCTTTTGCGCAGGTTCCGTGGGTGATAGGCCCGAACTCGTCGCACTGCTCCCAGGGTCCCGGCGTGTGCTTACTGGTCATCGGTGATCTCCTCAGAAAACAGGCCGTAGATGGCCTCGCGGTTGTTCATCTCGATATCTGCATTGCCCAGCAGCAGGCCTGTGCAGTCGGTGGCCGCCAGGTCGGTGGGGCAGGCGGGCGGAGTGATCGGCGGCAGACACCCGAACTGCTCGGCGAAGGCCGCATCCAGACGCTCGAAGTGCTTCATGCGAACACCGCCTGCGCCGTGACGGTCGCCAGCACACCGAGGCAGAAGAAGAAGCCGTAGAACGCCAGATGGCGCAGCGCGTAGCGGTGGGCGGCAGTCATGCGGCACCGCCTTTGACTCGGGCGAGGGCGGCTCGAACGCTTTCGAGGTCGGAATTGAATACAGAGCAAGTCAGACGCGCCTGCTGGACGGCCTTCCGCTCGAGTCGGTCTACTGCCTTGATCAACTCGGCGACTGCGGCGCACGCCTCGGCGAGTTCGGTCGCACCCTTGTTGTTCACCCGGAACGCGCCCAGGTCCTGTGCGTAGCTCGCCAGCACATCGACAGGGGCGCTCATGCCGCCACCTGCATGGCCTTCAAGGCGCGGTCAGTGTCGTTGGCGCACATCTGCACCCGGGCCAGCATGTCGGCCTCCAGCAGGCCGCTGCAGGGGCGCATAGCGCGCAGGCGATACAGGGCGTAGTTGTGCCGGCGGTCGGCGGCGCGGCGCTCGCTCATGGCCCATCCGAAGCGACCCTTGCGGTACTTCGCCACCAGCAGCAGCGGGTCGATCAGGCCGTCGGCCAGTTCGCCTTCGCCGCAGCAGCGAGAGCAGGGCACGCCCGAATCCCGCTGAGGATCGCCGGTGCCGCTGTCGTTGTGAGCGTGCTCGCCGGTACCGTCACAGTCCGGGCAGGTGGCCCAGCCGTTGACCGGATGCAGAGGCAGGCCGCGCTCTTCCCGGCACTCGTCCTGGCACCGCAGGTGCGACCGCAGGCCCAGGTAGCCGGACCGCGTGGTGTTCCTTGGCAGGTTCTCGAACATCTGGGCCTCCGACGTTCCAGCGGGGTGCTGGCGGGTCGAAGCCATTAAACGCCGTGTTTAAGCTCAAGTCAACACCATGTTTAAACATCGGGCAAAAAAATCCCGGGCGGCTGAGCTGCTGCCCGGGTATCTGTGTCGCTTTCTGAGCTGGGTCAGCGCCCGAAGAACCCACCCTTCGGACGGAACTCTGGGATATCGACGTGCGCGCCTGCCTCCGGTGGTTTGGAGCCCCTCGCCAGCAGTTCATTGGTGCGCCGCTGCTCGGCCAAGATTTCCAGCAGGATGCGCTTGATGGCGAAGATGGCGAACGGCACTACCAGCCAGAGCACTGCAAGAACCACCCAGAGAAGGACGAACACACTGCTCCCAGACGTCATAGTCGGTCTCCTACTCGATGTCGAAATCGATTGTGTCGCGAACAAGGCCGGCGTCGTCGAAGGCTATACCTTCGACTCTGCACTCGCGACCGCGTTCCATTTTGACCAGAAGCGCGTCAAGTTCCTCGTCGGACAAGCACTCCAGCACCCCGTTGACTGAAGCGGTTTCCTGACGCACCAGCCACATCAACCAGTACATGCGGCCCAGATCACGGATGCGTGCATACAGCACGTCGCGCTGCAGAGCATTGAGCCGGGCAGGGCCAGCGCTGTTGGAGTCCACAACGGTCAACCTGCGGGCGCGCTTTCCTGTTCTTGCGCCCATCGCGGCAGCTACAGCAGCGGCCATCCCACGCATTTCCTGCTCGCTCACTGACATCGTTCTCACCCTCCTGATCGGAACCGGGCGATGACGTTGCGACCTGCGGATGCCAGATCCCTTTCACCTTCTATCCCTGATGCCCAGCGGTCCATCACTTCGGCCGTGGCGATGTCGATCAGTCGACCGCGCTCTTCATCGGGGATGGGGTCCAGGACCATGTCGTTCACATAGTCGATCAACCTCACCGTGGTGGCGATGATCTGACGCTGCAGTCCCGCAGACTGAGACGGGGACGGCGCAGGCGATCCGACGAACATCGGGAGGGCGCCTTCAAGAATCCATGTAGCGCTGATCCCCAATGCCTGCTGGGCCTTGGAAGCCCCTGTGGCGCTTACGCCAGTTGCCCTGGTTTCCCAGTTCTTCACGGTTTGCGGGGACTGGCCAATGGCTCGGGCCAGCTCGGATTGCCCCCTGATGGGGGACTCCAAACGCTGGGCGGCGTCGTATAGACGCTTCATAGATGGGTGCATAGAGGCCATGCGCCATTGTCCCGCCGCTAAACATGGCGTTGTTACACGTGGTGTTGACTGTGGATTAAACATGGCGTGTAATGTGGCCATGAACGCCAAACCCACCCACGAAGTGCACCCCGACGCCCAGCTGATCGATCAACTGGGTGGTCCGGCCGTTGTCGCTCGCGCCCTTGGCTTCGAAATGCCTGGCGGCACTCAGCGCGTCCACAACTGGAAGACGCGGGGTATCCCTGCGCTGACCCGCCATCAGCGGACGGACGTTTTCGGACCCGTCCCCAAGAACTTCGCAGCCGCCTGAAATGCGCACCTCAGTGCCCCCCTACAGGGAAGGGGAGCACTTCCCCCAGCGCCATCCGTGGCGCTCGGCGGGGCTGGCGCAGGCACCGCGCCACATCCCGGCCTTTGACCCTCCTGACCGCGTACGACCTACCGCCCATGTGCACCAGTCGAACCACGTTCGGCGCCCACAGCAGCCTTTCTTCCTTCTTCGCTCGCTTCTCCATGCCGCGCATCTTGCGCCGGCGTCGTAACGCAAACCACGTTCACCGAGACCGCCCATGAACATCACAGACGCCGCACACAAGACCGTGAAGGACTACCCCGGTGGTAGTGAAGCGCTGGCCGTCCGCATCGGCATGTCCGCCGCGGTGCTGCGCAACAAGGTCAACCCGAACAACAACACGCATCACCTGACCCTGGCCGAAGCCAGCGAGATCATGGGCGTCACCGGTGACGACCGGATTCTGCACGCACTTGCCGCCGAGCATGGCTATGTCCTGCGCCGCACTGAGGGCTCGCCAGGCGGCAGCGTGGTGACGGCGCTGCTGGCGGTGGCTGCGCGTCAGGGCAACCTCGCGCAGGCCGTCTCCGAGTCGCTGGAGGACGGGAAGATCTCGCAGAACGAAGCCAGCGAGATCGGGCGCCTCTGCGCATCCATCCAGGCGGACGCTGCAGACCTTGCCCAGCGTGCGCACGTCGCAGCGAGGACGATGGCATGAAGCGCCAAGCCGATCCCATCGCCCATGCCATCTGGCTCGTCCGGCAGCGCTGGCACATCGCCGGCTGCCTGCAACTGCTGCGGGGTGCGTGATGGCCCGCATCCGTTCGATCAAGCCCGAGTTCTGGTCCAGCGAGCAGGTGATGGAGTGCTCGCCGATGGCTCGTCTGCTCTTCATCGGTCTGTGGAATTTCTGCGACGACGGCGGGAACCATGTTGCCAGCGCCAAGACCGTGAAGGCCGAAATCTTCCCCGGTGACGATATTTCCTCGTCGGATGTTCAGCGAATGCTCGACGAGCTGTCGTCGAATTCTCTGATCGCCTTCTACGCCAACGGTGACAAGCAGTATCTGCACGTCACCGGTTGGAGGAAACACCAGAAAATTGACCGTCCTACCTACAAACATCCGCCCTTCTCGGATGATGCTCGACGAGGGCTCGACGAGGCCTCACCCCCGGAAGGGAAGGGAGAGGAGGGGAGAGGAGAGGAAGGGAATGGAGGAGATCTATCCTCGCTTCGCTCGGATTCGTCCGCACCTTCGGCGCTGACCCTCGACGGCGGCACCGACGCGCAGGTCCAGGTGCTGGACCCAACGCAGCGGAAGACCGCCCGGATCCAGCAGATCGCCCAGGATGCGCAGACCGCCTACAACGCGATCATGGCCAAGCCGGAAGGCCTGCTGCCCGCCTGCAGTGTGCTGAACAAGCCCCGCGTGAAGGCCGTGGAGAAGGCGCTGCCGACTGTTCGCCAACTGTGCGTTCGGCTGTTCGGCAGCGAGAAGGTCACGCCGCAGTTCTGGCAGCTGTACTTCGAGACGGCCGCCGAGGACGACTTCCACGCTGGCAGGCAGCCAGGTGGCCCCGGTCATGAGAACTGGAAGCCCGACTTCGAGTACCTGCTGCGCGAAAGCGTGATCGCCAAGCTGGCCGACCGCGCCCTGTCGGAGGCTGCATGAACGCCGCCCGCGACGAAGTGAGCCGACTGTCGGGCCTGTACGGCGACCAGCAGGCCCTGCGCCTGCCGCCGCACAGCATCGAAGCCGAGCAAGCCGTGCTGGGCGGCCTGATGCTGATCAACCGTGCGCTGGTCGAGGTGCAGGACGTGCTGGCCGAGGCGGACTTCTACCGCCGTGATCACCAGCTGCTGTGGCGCTGCATCCTACAGCTGGCCGAGAAGCGGCAGCCGTTCGATGCTGTGACCATCGGCGAATGGTTTGAGGCCGCCGGCCAGCTGGATCTGGTGGGCGACGGTGCCTACATCATCGAGCTGGCCAACAACACGCCGTCGGCAGCGAACGTTCGGGCCTATGCCGAGATCGTGGCAGAGAAGGCCAAGCTGCGTGCGCTGATCGATGCCGGGCACGACCTGATCGATGCGGCCTACAGCCCGGAGGGTCGCAGCGCGTTGGACCTGGTGGGAAACGCCCAGAGCCGCATCGGTGGCCTGCTGGACAACGAGCCCTGCGATCTGGAGCCAGTAGCACCGGTGATGGCGCGCGTATTCGAGCGTCTAGGCGAGCGGGCGGCGTCCGAGGGGGCGATCCATGGCCTCACCACTGGCGATCCGGAGCTGGACGAACTGTTGGGTGGCCTGCAGCCGGGGCAGCTGATCATCCTGGCCGCGCGCCCGAAGATGGGGAAGACGACCAAGGCGGTCAACATCGCCGAGCACGTCTCAATGCGGCTGCATAAGCCCGTGGCGATCTTTACCTTCGAGATGCAGCCGGAGGAACTGGGTGACCGGATGCTGGCGAACGCCGGCGGCATCAGCGGCAACCGAATCCGCACCGGCAAGCTGGACGACGTCGACTGGGCGAACGCCAGTGATGCGACCAGACGCCTGTCGCAGGCGCCGATCTTCGTGAGCAGGCCGAAGCGCGCCCGTGGTGAGCACGTGTGCGCCCAGATGCGCCGGATGAAAGCGCAGCACCCCGACTTGGCCCTGGTAGTCATCGACTACCTGCAGCTTATGGAGGTGAAAGGCGACAACCGCTCGGCGGGCATCGGCGACATCACCATGCTGGTGAAGCTGACGGCCAGCGAGATCGGGGTGACCGTCCTGCTGCTCAGCCAGCTCAACCGCGAACTGGAAAAGCGCACGGACAAGCGCCCCATCGTGTCCGACCTGCGCGACTCCGGATCGATCGAGCAGGATGCGGATGCGGTGATCTTCATCTACCGCGACGAGATCTATAACCCCGGCAGCCGCTGGGAAGGGACCGCGGAACTGATCGTGGCGATCCAGCGCAGCGGTGCTCCCGGCATGGTGCGGCAGCTGTACCAGCCGGAGTACTTCCGGTTCTCACCACTGCCGGAGTACTGGCAGCCGAAGCAGACCAGTGCATCGGCACCGGCCGCTGGAACAGTGCCGAGGGCTCGTCGAGGACTCGCCGCCGCGTTGCCGAGAGGTGACCAAGAATGACTCTGACTGCTGCAGCGAAGAAGATCCGCGCCAAGCGCGCACGCCGCCCGATCTACATGGTCGTGACCAAGCTGATTGATCCGGCAACCGGTGAACTGGTCGGCGCACTGGTGCCGGCGCATGAGGTAGACCAGCGCCTGCTGCGAGAGCGCAAGTTCAAGGTGGGTCGCGAGGTTCGCGCGGAATTGAAGCAGCCGCGCGAGGGTTGGCAGCATCGCCTGGTGCATAAGATCGGCCAGTTGATGGTCGACAACGTTGAGGGGTGGGAGCAGCTCGGCAGCCACGACGCGGTGAAGCGTCTACAGCGCGAGTCCGGCACTTGCTGCGAGGAGATGGAGATCGATGTCCCCGGCGTAGGCCGCCTGATGGTCAAGCAGGCCGAGAGCCTGTCGTTCGACGAAATGGAACAGGACCGATTCCAGGTCCTGTTCGATGGAATCACCGAGCACATCGGCCGGCACTACACCCACGTGATGATCGACGACGTGCGCGCGGAGTTCTGGGAAATGGCTGGGCAGAACAGGAGGGTGGCGTGATGGAACGTTCATTCCGACAAAGTGCTGAGGAAAGCTTCAACTCGCTCGCTGGCGTCTCGGCATTCCTTCTGAGCGAACACCAATGTTTCGATGAACTGGTCGTTGTCGGTTATAGCCAAGGAGCCATTTCGGATAAGGTCCTGCGCTTCCTCAAACAGGTTGATCGCGGTGAAGCCTGGTCCGCCAGCGCGGTTGTCGAGGAGGTGCATCTCGCTCTCCAGATCCCTCAGATCGTCTGGAACGCGAAGGACCTGCATGCTACCGGACCGATAGGCCCCGCGGTATCCCTGCGCTTCTTCGATCTGCTTGGAGATCAGCCGATCAAAGCGGTCGAGGATTCGATTGGCTCGGACGTGCCTACCAATCTTGTCCCGATAGTCCCGCTCTGCCAGGTCTCGGCGCGAAGCCCGCTGCTGCCACCACGCAATGACAATCGCGGCAATGATCGCAAGCACACTGCCAACCGCCTGAACCCATGCAGCCTGCACTTCGGGCTTCATCACGCACCAGCCAATCCATCCGCAATCCATGCCAGCCCCCTGTGTCAATGGAGGAAAGCATGAAGCGCGGCCGCTCAACGGGCAACCCTACGGCCGCTCAGCGGCAGCGTATGGACGCTATCGCCGAGATCGGCTGCATCGTGGCCCACAGCCTGGGGATCGACCTGGGAGACATGCCGATTCCCGCCGAGGTGCATCACCTCACGGTCGGCGGTAAGCACGGCGCCAAGCGCCGGGGTCACGACTTCACTATCGGCCTGAACCCATGGTCCCACCGTGGCGAGCCGTTCTGCGGATGGTCGGCCGCACGCTGCGAGGAGCTGTTTGGTCCGTCCTACGCCCGCCAACCCCGCAAGTTCCGCCAGGAGATTGGCAGCGACGACTACCTGCTGGACCTGCAGAACACCCTGATCGAAAAGCACATGAAGGAGGGCAGCCCATGGCGAGCCGACTGACTTTCGGTATTGACCCCGGCCTGACAGGCGCCATCGTGACGCTGCTGGACGGCGAGCCCGGCCCGATGGTCGACATGCCTGTGATGGACGGGGAAGTGGACGCGCGCGCCGTCGCCGCTTTCCTCCGGCAGCAGCGAGACGCCAACCCTGGTGCAGTGATTGCCGTGGCGCTGGAGCGGATCCACGCCCGGCCGATGCGGAACGACGAGGGAAAGGCCATCGAGGGTTCCGTGGCCAGGCACAACCTTGCAGAGGGATTTGGCCAGTTGAAGGCGACCGTGCGGCTGCTCGGCATGCACCTGGTGCTGGTGCAGCCGTCGGTGTGGAAGCGGCGCTTCGACCTGTCGGGAAAGGGCAAGGACGCTGGCCGCGTGCTGGCGATCCAGCGCTTCCCGGCAGCGGCGGTGCAGTTGCAGCGGAAGAAGGACAACGGCCGAGCCGATGCGCTGCTGATCGGCCTGTACGGCGACAGCCTGCTGAGGGGTGGCGCATGACCACAGCTGAGGCCCGTACGCGGAAGCGATACAACGCCTACCTGCGCCGGCGCGGCGTGTGCGCCGTCTGCACCATGCGCGAGCGCGGCAGCAGCCCGGCGCACTGCCAGCGCAGTCCGGACCGGCAGGGGAGCTGCGACACCGACGGGCTGCTGCCGGTGTTCCGATTCGACGAGAACGTACTGAAGGGGATGCGCGATGGCGACCGATGACAATCTGACGGCGCAGCTGCGCGCCTGGGGTTTCGCCCAGGCCAATCGGTTCGCGCTCACCTACGCCGACCGGAGCACCCACGTGCTGGAGAAGGCGCGCGACCTGGCGCCCGGCACCCGGGAACGGGCGTTGCGCGACTTGGTGGGTCGAGACGGCTCCAGCCGCCGGCGCTTCATGGCCGAGCGGAGCGGGGTGCAGGGCCTGGCGATGCTGCCGACATGGGCGGTGGACCCGATCCGGTCCAGCAACGACGCCGACAAGCCCCACGACAACCCCGAGATTGCGGTCGACGTGGGTATCCCGGACGAACTGCGCTGGGTCGACCGGGCGCTCGCCTCGATGATGCGGCAGCATCCGCTGCGCGCCCTGGTGCTGCACACCGAGTACACGGTGTCGGCCAGTCAGGCGGTGAAGGCTCGCATGGTGGCGGAGAAGTACGGCGGTACGCTGTCGGTCTGGCAGTACCGCCGGGAGTTGCAGCGCGGGGTCGATTGGATGACCGGCGCGATGGCGGCTTAGGCGCCTACTGCCCCTTTGAACGCGACGTAGTGCTTGTGGGCTTCGCCTTCCTCTGCGAAGTGACCTTCCACCTTGGACCCTCCGAGAAGATAGACGGTCACGCGATAGCGGCCGGAGCTTCCTTGGGCACCGGTGTCCAGCGGTACCGAGATCGCTGAAACGTGGTCGACTCGGATCATGTGGCCAGCAAACAGGACAAACATCGACGCCTCCTTTCCGTGGTTGAGCACCCCTCTTACCTTTGCCGATGCCTATTGACAAGTTGCACACGGAAGTGCCCTAATTCTGCAACTGTCAAGAATTGTCCCTGAAGCCCCGGCCCTGCGTCGGGGCTTCTGCGTTTCCAGGACCTTGTTTACTGCGGGCGTGGGCTAGTGGTCTAAGCCGCCGGGCTCATAACCCGGAAGCCCCCGGTTCGAATCCGGGCCCCGCAACCACCTACGCCCGTCAACCCTTACCGGACACACCACACCGCCCTGAAATTCCGGGCTGCGGTGGCGGGCACCTTTTCGGAAAACCCCTATGAGCCAGTTCGACCAGATCATCGACCGGGTGCTGGCCCATGAGGGCGGCTACGTCAACGACCCGCGCGACCCCGGCGGCGAAACCCAGTGGGGCATCAGCAAGCGGTCGTATCCGCAGCTCAACATCCGAGCGCTGACCCGGCCGGATGCCGTGGCCATCTACCGCCGGGACTTCTGGCAACGGGTGAGCGGCGACCAGCTGCCGAAGGCCTTCGCCTTCCAGGCACTGGACGCATCGGTCAACCACGGCATAGGCAACGCCGTTCGCTGGATCCAACGGGCTGCCGGCGTGGCGGACGATGGGATCATCGGCCCCCGCACCTTGGCCGCAGTGGCTGCAGCCGACCCCGCCGACCTGGTGCTGCTGTTCAACGCTGAGCGCCTGGAGTTCTACGCCAAGCTGGGTACGTTCGACACCTTCGGCCGCGGCTGGACCCGGCGTGTGGCCGGCAACCTGCGGTACGCCGCCAAGGACAACTGATGCCGGCGGCCAAGGCCAAGGCGGCCAAGCTCTCGCCGGTCAGCCAGCTGCAGGGCGTGCTGGTGGTGCTGGAAAGCCGCAAGGCCAAGAACCCCACCGCTGAGCTGCTGACCGCCATCCGCGAGATGGTGAGCGACGCGCTGGCGGTGCTCCAGGAGCCGGACCCGACCAAGCAGCGGATCGCGTTCGTGCTGCTGGCGGTCCAGCAGTCCACCCAGGTCGCCATCAAGGTCGTGCGGGGCAAGCGCCTCACCCGCGTGACCATCGTCGACCAGCAGCTCTATCACTGGGCGCTGGAGGAAATCCACGCACTGGCAGGTGCCGCATGACCTTCGCAACACGCAACGTGGGCGCGGCCAGGGCTGGCATCGCGATCCTGATCCTGTTCCTGATCGGCATGGGCATGGCCGCAATGCTGGCGGTGGCCATCCCCGAGGGAAACAAGGACGCCTTCCTCATGCTCATCGGCGGGCTGAACACGGCCATGGGCGGAATCATCCAGTTCTACTTCAACATTGGCCGCCGCGGCGCAGGAGCCTGACGTGAATCGGACCGTGATCGTGGTGCTGGTGTTCGTCGCCTGGTCGGCCGGCATGTTCGGTGCTGGCTGGGCGTGGCGCGGCGATCGCGCCGAGGGCACTGAAGCCCGGCAGCAGGCCAGCGCCAGTGCCGCCCAGGTGCAGCAGGTCAACCAGACCCGTGTCACCGAGCACAACAAGGCCGAAGCGCTGGCCACCATCGGAGCCAAGCATGAAGAAGACCGGACTGCGGCCGAGGCCGTCCCTGCTGCTGTTGTGGCTGACCTGCGCACTGGCAACCTCCAGCTGCGCGACGACCTCGCCACCTGCAGCACCAGCCTCCTGTCCCAAGCTGTCGCCGGCACCATCGAACGTGATGCGCACGCCGAACTACGAGCAGAGGTTGCGGGAGCTGTTGTTCAAGTCGGCCGAGAAGCAGACGACCACGTCCGCGCCAGCCAAGCCGTCATCGCAGCAGACCGTGCCGAGGTGACGCCGTGAGCCTCGCCGACCGCCTGCGCCGCATCGAGCAGCAGCAGGAAGAGCAGCGCCTGGCCACCGCCCGTGTGGAAGGCAAGCTCGACACCCTGCTGGAAGCGCTGGCTGCCGAAGGCGAGGAAGAGCAGGACGAACCGACCCGCAGCCTGGACGGTGAGCTGGTGCCCGGCGAGCGTGACCAGTCGCAGAGCTTGGGCTGATGGCTCGCGTCACCACGCTGGCCCCGCGCATCGCCAGCGCACCCAGCAGGCTGAAGCCCACCGCACCGGTGGTGCCGACGTACGGGAAGGGCAGAGGCGGCAGGCCATGGCGCAGGAAGAGGGATGCCGTCATGCAGCGCGACCAGTACCTGTGCCAGCCCTGCAAGCATCAGGGAAGGATTACGGAAGCCACTGAGGTGGATCACATCGTCAACGTGGCCGAGGGCGGCAGCGACGACGACACGAACCTGCAGGCCATCTGCACTGAATGCCATGGGCTGAAGACCCAAGCAGAGGCACGACGTGGAGCCGCAAGGCGGTGAGTGTGGAACCCAACAGGGTGAACGCGAAGCTGAACGGCGAAACCGTGGAACATGAATGACGAACATGAACGTGAAACATGAACGGGGGGGTAACTTCGATTTTTCGGTCGAGGGGTCGGACACCCGCCGCCCACTCATTCAGAGGTTTTTTTCTCGCCCCGGAGATTTCACCGGAGCGCTTTCCGCAGCAATTAACGGCTGACCCGACATGGCACGACCCGCACACAAGCCGACCAAGGCTACGCAGCTGAAGGTCGCCGTCGCTGCCGGTGGCGGCATGCGGCACGAAGAGATCGCCAACGCGCTCGGCATCACCATTCCAACCCTGCGCAAGCACTACGCCACCGAGCTTTCCTCGGGCGCGTCCCTGAAGCGAATGGAGGTCCTTGCGGTGGCCTTCCGGTCGGCAACCAAGAAGGGAAACACGTCGGCGGCCAGGCTGTACCTGCAGCACTCCCCGGAGTTTGAAGTGGCGCCGGCAGCGCCCGAGCAGCAGGAGCCGGAAGCGCCGAAGCCGGAAGGGAAGAAGGCCCTGGCCAACGCGAAGGCGGTGGGGGCCGAAGTTGGTACCGGGTGGGAAGGCCTGCTGGGCGAGAACGTCACTCCCATCCATCGGGCAGCGGGTAAGTGAGCTGGGACCTCTCCTGCCGGGACTGGTGGGAGCGTCTTCAGGCCGGGCAGGTCCCGGTCGGCAACCTGCCGCTGTGGACCGACCAGGCCGAGCGCGCTGCTGCCATCTTCGGCCGTCTGCGGCTGGCCGATGTGCCGGGCACGCCGACGGTGGCCGAAGCAGGTGGCGAGTGGTTTCAGGAGGTGGTCCGCTGCATGTTCGGTGCGGTGGACCCGGCGACCGGGCGGCGCGAGATTCGCGACCTGTTCGCCCTGGTGCCGAAGAAGAACGCGAAGACCACGTTCGGCGCATTGGGCATGGTCACCGCGGTGCTGCTGAACAAGCGCCCGCGTGCCACGTTCCTGATGACGGCACCGGTGCAAGACACGGCGCAGCTGGCGTTCGACGCCGCCGCCGGCGCGATTGAGCTGGACCCGGTGCTGGATGCCAAGTTCCACATCCGCCACCACCTGAAGACGATCATCCACCGCGAGACGAAAGCCTCGCTGGAGATCATGACGTTTGACCCCGGCGTCCTGACCGGCATCAAGGTGTCAGGCGGGGCGCTGATCGACGAGCTGCACGTCTGCGCGAAGAAGTCGAAGGCGCCGCAGGCACTGCGACAGATCCGCGGCGGCATGGTGCCGTACCCGGAAGCGTTCCTGTGGTTCATCACCACCCAGAGCGACGAGCAGCCAGTCGGTGTATTCGCCGATGAGCTCCAGAAGGCCCGCGACATCCGCGACGGAAAGCGGGTCGGCAAGATGCTGCCGGTGCTGTTCGAGTTCCCGCAGGAGGTACAGGAGTCGAAGGATCAACGCTGGAAGGACCCGCAGCTGTGGCCGCTGCTGAACCCCAACATCGGCCGGGCTATCACCCTGGAGCGCATGGTCGAGGAGTTCGACGACGCGGTCGGTACCAGTGAGGCGGAGCTACGCAGCTGGGCCTCGCAGCATCTCAACGTGCAGATCGGTGTGGCGCTGCACCAGGGCAGCTGGGCCGGTGCCGAGTTCTGGGAAGGGCAGGCGGACAAGCGGATCACCTTGGACGGAATGATCAGCCGTTGCGATGCGATCACGGTCGGTATCGATGGCGGCGGACTGGATGACCTGCTCGGCCTGTCGTTCTGCGGCAGGGACAAGCACACGAAGCGGAAGCTGCTGCTGAGCCGGGCATTCGCCCATCCCAAGGCGTTGAAGCGCCGGAAGAGCGAAGAGACACGCTACGAAGATTTCAAGGCTGACGGACACCTGCTGGTCGGCGCTGAGGAAGAAGAAGGCGCTACGGACCTGCGCGAGATGGCGGCGATGGTCAAGCGGGTGGCTAAGGCCCGGCTGCTGGCCGGCATCGGCGTCGATCCCTCTGGCCTGGGCACGGTGCTGGACGCACTGGCGGCCGAGAAGATCGACGCCGAGCTGATCGTCGGCATCCGGCAGGGCTGGCAGCTGACCGGCACGTGCAAGGTGTTCGAGCGTTGGCTGGCTGATGGACTGCTGACGCATGACGGCTCGCGGCTGATGGATTGGTGCGTGGGCAATGCCAAGGTCGAGGCGTCGAAGAACGCGCTGTACGTGACCAAGGCGGCCAGCGGGGTCGGGAAGATCGATCCCCTGATGGCGGCGATGAACGCCGTCGAGCTGATGTCTCGGAACCCCGAGCCGAAGAACAAGAAACTCGTCCTCATGACCTTGGGTGGAGCCCGATGAACAACGAGAACCGCGCTTACAGCGTGTTGGAGGTCAAATCCTACGACGACGACCAGCAGATCATCACTGGCTGGGCGACCACGCCGGAGCCCGATCGCTATGGCGATATCGTCGAGCCGCTGGGCGCCAAGTTCGCCGCCGAGCTGCCGCTGCTGTGGCAGCACCGCCACGACAGCCCGGTCGGCATCGTGAAGTTCGGCAAGCCGACGGCGAAGGGCATCCCGTTCACTGCCAACGTGGCGAAGATCGCAACGCCCGGCGCGCTGAAGGATCTCTGTGACCTGGCTTGGCAATCGGTGAAGGAACAGCTGGTGCGTGGTGTGTCGATCGGCTTCCGCGCGCTCGAGTACAGCTACATGGATGGCGGCGGGATCCGCTTCACCGAAACCGAGATCTACGAGCTTTCCCTGGTCACCATTCCGGCCAACGCCGCGGCGACCATCCAGACCATCAAGGCTATGGATACCGCTGGCGGCCGCCGTCCGGTGAACTATGGCGTTCCGCTCATCCAGCGCCAGGCGGCAAAGGTCGACCGACCGGGCGACGGCGCGGTGAAGTTGCTGCACTGAAGCACCGGGCCTGACGGCCCTGCGGGGTGGAACCCGCCTCCCATCATTTGCAGGCACTGCCCGGCGTGGAACCCGGGCCGAACGGCTGCGCCATCCTCAAGGAAACGAAATGAAGACCATCGCCGAACAGCTGGAAGCGCTGCGCGCAACCCGCGAAGCGCACCAGAAGAAGCTGGGCGATATCGCTCAGAAGTCCATGGACGAGAGCCGCTCCTTCAACACTGCCGAGCAGGAAGAGTTCGACGATCTGGAAGGGCAGATCAAGTCGCTGGACGGTGACATCGACCGCCTGACTCGCCTGCAGCAGGTACAGGCCAAGTCGGCCGTGCCGGCGACGCAGATCGTCCAGGAACAGGGTTCCGCTACTGATCCGAAGCGTTCTGGCGCCGCCGGCCAGGGCCCGGCTCTGATCCACAGCCGCAAGAACGAAGAGCAGGGCATCGGATTCGCCCGCTTCGCAATGGCCATGTACGCCGGTAAAGGCGACGTCTCCAGCGCCAAGGCATTTGCTGAGAACGCCTTCCGCGACGACGTGCGCCTGAACGAGATCATGAAAGCGGCAGTTGCGGCGGGCAACACCACCGACCCGGCCTGGGCGGGAAATCTGGTTCAGTACCAGAACCTGTCCAGCGAGTTCGTGGACTTCCTGCGGCCCCGCACCATCATCGGGCAGCTGGGTGTCGGCAACGTGCCGGGCCTGCGCCGCGTTCCCTTCAACGTGCGCATCCCGGGGAAGACCGCCAAGGGTCGTGCGCAATGGGTCGGTGAAGGTTTCCGGAAGCCGGTTACCAAGTCGGGCTATGACGCCGCAGAACTGAAGTGGGCCAAGATCGCTGGTATCTCGGTCATTACCGAGGAACTGGCGCGCTTCTCCGATCCGTCCATCCAGATTCTCGTCCGCGACGATCTGTCGGACGCCGTGATCGAGCGAATGGATGAGGACTTCGTCGACCCGGCGAAGGCCGCCGGCACCGGTGCCGGCCTGTCGCCGGCGTCGATCACCAACGGTGTGACCCCCATCAGTTCCACGGGCGATGTTGATACTGATATCGCTGCGCTGTGGGCCACAGCCGACGACACGAACCTGCCCGTGCAGAGTGCGGTTTACATCACCGACAGCGCCACTGCGCGTGTCCTGGCCAGCCGCAAGAACGCTCTGGGCAACCGCGAGTATCCGAACGTCACCATGACGGGCGGCGACATCGACGGTGTGCCGCTGGTGGTGTCCAACTATGTGCCGGCAGGCATGTTCATCTTGGCCTTTACCAGCGAGATCTACCTGGCGGATGACGGTGTGGTCACCATCGACATCAGTAAGGAGGCGACCATCATCATGGACGATGACGCGACCGCCACGCCGACGCTCGCGCAGATCCAGAGCATGTTCCAGACGAACCAGCTGGCGATTCGTGCGGAGCGCTTCGTCAACTGGAAGAAGCGTCGTCCGCAGGCCGTGGCCTACCTCACCGGTGTGGACTGGAGCAATGGTGCTCCGGTAAGCCCGTAACCCAGTTGCGATCGCGGGGT